AGGCTTGATGGTTTGTCGTTTATGCTTGACTCAAGTGTAAATCTTGAGATTATACAGAGCGCAGGAGTTTAATTTAAAAACAAACACATGACCGAAGAAACAATAAATGAGATTAGGAGTCATATAAAAGCTATTGAAGAGATAGTTTCGGAAAAGCACCCTAATGCTCAGTATGCGTTTATAGCGCAAATGGATGGCGACCAAGAAGACTCAGTAGATGTATTTTATAGCGTTAGCTCAGAGTCTATAAATGAGTTGTCCGATATGTTTGAGAACATTTTTGAACTTGTATGTGCTGAAAGACCAAGTGAGGAGGGTTTTAGAAAATTCCTTAATGAGTTTGGAATAACTGGGCCATCGGGTGAAGCGTGATGGAAACAGTAATAAGGAAAGTAATTGTTGGCTCAGACCCCAAGCGGGGATTTGCGTGGGTTGTTGGTCAGTCTGTTGGAGACGGAGAAATTAGCCATATACACCAAGACGAAAACGGAGACATTTTAATTTTCGTTCATATGAACGGAGAAGAGTTCTTGTGGAAACATATTTCCAAGAACACATCCTTCATTTGTGAGAACGACCTTAAATTTTAATTTATGAAACCAATAAGAGATTTCTTGGTAGAAATACCAAAGAGATTTAAAGACGAGATTGAACTATCCGATGGAACTAAGCTATGGCTTGCTTCAAAGTATCAGGAGTTTAATAACAGAGTGACATCCGCAAAGGTGATTGCCACCCCAGCTAAAGATGATATGAGCGTTGAAGTGGGAGATGAGCTATACTTTCACCACCACGTTGTCACCACTCTCGACAAATACTCTCAGGAGCTTGAAAATAAGAAGTTCAATGTTCGACCAGACCAAGCTATTGCACACAAGAACAAAGACGGGGTTATAAAGAGTTTGGGCGAATGGGTGTTGGTAGAGCCTGTAGAACAGAACGATAAGCTACAGTCCGAAGTGATTGAAATAATTCAGGAGAAGACAAACTCCATGGGCAGGGTTAAGTATATGAGTAAGGACTATCACGATGTAAAGGAGGGAGACCTCGTTGAGTTTTCCAAGAACTCCGACTACGAGATAGAGATAGACGGAGAGCCTATGTGGAGGATGCTTTATACAGATATGTTGTTCGTATGGCTGGAAGAGGACGACCAATAAAGTACAAGCAGGCGAATGCAATAGAAAAGCTACAAAAGGCAATTGAGTCTGCTATTGAGAACACCACTTTAGAGGTGGAAAGGGGCGTAGACCCAGAAACCAAAGGAAGTGCAAGGAAGGCGGAGCTACAGTCTATTAAGCAGGCGGCAGTAGATGCTAGAGAGCTGATTGTAGAACACCAAAGGCTCACAACCATGCTTGAGGAACTAAAAGAAGCAAATGGGTCTAAAGACCCTACGGATTGGGAGGGTGGCTTTGCGGAGGAATACAGTGATGGAAAAAGCCATCAATAACCCCGTAAACAGTGTTTAATGATGGATATGCCCATCAAAATATGCCCTAAAAACACAGAGGGCGAAGTAGTGGAGTTGGAGGGACTGAATATACAACTCCCCAAGCAACCGCCTAAAAAAGATATTTGGTTTTCAGAAAGAACCGCCTCTCAGCAGTATTGGCGTACACCCATCTTTCCAAAAGAACTCACTCGCATAAGTGGTCAGGATGATTTTAACGAGCTTCCTGTAAAACTCAGAGAGAAATACTCTAAAATAATAAAAGAGGATTTCAGAAGGAGAAGGGAGGGTGTGTGGTTTATGAATAATGGTCACCCCACCTATATTACTGGCAACCACTACTTTATGCTCACCCACTATAAGCTGGATGTAGGGCATGGAAACTTTCTTCAGTTTCAAAGAAAACTCTTCCTTCACTGGGAGGCTTGTAATTCAGATGGTCGCTGTATAGGGGAGGTATTTACAAAGTGCAGGCGTTCGGGCTACTCCAATATGTCTGCCTCTATTCTTCTTAATGACGGCTCTCAAGTGAAGGATAAGCATTTGGGTATTGTCAGTAAGACGGGAGACGATGCGAAGAATGTAGTATTTATATCAAAGGTGGTGAATGGTTTTAGGAATATGCCTTGGTGGGCGCGACCTATATTTGATGGCACAACCAATCCGAGGGCAGAGCTGGCATTCCGCACACCATCTAAGCGTGTAACAAGGAAGGCTAGGACAATACAAAGAGACGAGGCTTTAAATACCATTATTGACCACAAAAACACCACTACAAACGCTTATGACGGGAGTAAGTTGTACAGACTATTGATGGATGAGGCGGGTAAGTGGGAAACGTGCGACTTACAAGATTTCTGGCGAATCAACCGTACCTGTCTTATTGTGGGGCGTAGAATAGTGGGAAAAGCACTCGTAGGCAGCACCGTCAACCCTATGAGTATGGGAGGTAGTGAGTTCAAGAAGCTCGTAGAATATTCCAACCCATCCGAGCGAAACGAAAACGGAAGAACGAAGAGTGGTTTGTACAGCATCTTTATTCCAGCTTACGAGGCACTGGAGGGTTTTTTTGATAGACATGGAAATCCTATTATAGAAGACCCTAAGGAGCCTGTAAAAACTATTGACGGAGACTATGTAAGCATAGGGGCCAAAACATTCCTTAAGAATGAAAGGGAGGCTTTAAAGGGAGATGCCAAGGAGCTTAATGAATTTATCAGGCAGTTCCCGTTCACAATGGATGAGGCGTTCAGAGATTCCTTAGACACATCGACATTTAACGTGGCTAAGATATATGACCAGCTTGATTACAACAGCACTCTATATCCACTCCCTATACGCACTGGTAATTTTGTTTGGAAAAACGCTGAGAAGGATACCGAGGTTGTTTTTGTAGATGACCCTAACGGCAAGTTTAATGTGAGTTGGCTACCCCCATCTGACATGAGAAACAAGAAAAAGGTAGAGAGGAACCACTTAGTAAGTCCGCACGATTTTGTTTTTGGAGGCGTTGACTCCTATGATATAGATGAAACCACTGACAGTAGGGGGTCTAATGGTGCTTTCCACATATATACGGGGTTCACAATGAATGGGAGTATTCCTTCAAATCAATTTGTTTTGGAGTATGCCACCCGTCCGCCTTTGGCTAGGATATTCTATGAAGATGTGCTGATGGCCACTTTTTTTTACGGGGCAAGGGTTTTGATAGAAAACAACAAGTACGGTATAGCTCGATACTTTGAGTCTAGGGGGTATATGGAGTATTTGATGGATAGACCTAAAAACCTCTCTACAGGAAACAGCAATATAAAGGTGAAAACCAAAGGGGTTCCGTCCAACTCTTCTGAAATAATACAGAGCCACGCTCAGGCTATTGAAAGCTATATACATCACCATGTAGGTTATGACGAGGAGGGTAATGCTGGGAAGATGTTTTTTGATAGGACGTTAAACGATTGGATAAATTATCGAATAACGAAGAGAACGAAATATGACCTCACCATCAGCTCTGGCCTTGCTCTTCTTGCAAGTCAAAATTTTGTAAAGCCTAAACCGCCCTTAGATACGTCTGATAAGCAGTTCTTTAGGCGATTCAAATTCAACTCTTAAAGCACTATCTTTGTGCAATATTATTTTTCCGTAAATGTATAGTAAGCACGAGGGAGATAAATTCGGACTAAAATCATTCCCAGACCCGTTGGCAGACCACGCTACCAAGTGTAGTAAACCTTACGGACTGACGTATGCCAAGGCCATTGAAGGCCAATGGGGTAGTATTGACGATGAGGCTTCCCTGTACAGACGTAGGCTAAAAGAGTTTGAAAGAAACAGGGATTATGCAAGCGGAACTCAGGACACCTCAGTATACAAACAGATACTTACGAGTCTTGACCCTAACTCTGGTGATGGTAGCCTTCTTAACATTGATTGGAGGCCCGTACCTATTGTACCTAAGTTTGTAAACATTGTAGTAAACAAGATACTTTCTCGCAAGCCATACCCCAACCTTGAGGCGGTAGACCCTTTGTCGCAAACTGAAAAGGATGGGAAGAAAAATTATATCAAAGCTGCTATAAAACAAAAGCCTTTGCTGGAAGAGGCGAGGGGTCTTGGACTAGACGTTGAGGTAGACCCCGACCAGATTCCAGACACTCCTGAGGAGGTGGAAATCTTTATGGATAGCTTTGTAAAAACAGATGCAGAGGTGGCGGCCCAGTTGGCAGCAGAGATGACATTAGAGTGGAATGACTTCAACGATTCTATTTACAAGCGAAATGTAGAGGATTTGGTGAATGTTGGGCTTGCTGTTACAAAACGTGACAACGACCCTAACTACGGCATCACAGAGAAATATGTAGACCCGAAGGACTTCATACATAGCTTTACGGAAGACCCCAACATGAACGATTTGGTTTATTGCGGCTACATCCGAAAGATGACTATACAAGAGCTTAAGAGGGTGGCTGGAGACCAGTTCACGGAGGATGAGTACAAGAAGATTGCAGCCACTGTCCGAAATAGATATGGAAACAGCTCCTCTAAGCTCGATTCAAGATACTACGACAAGAACATTCAAAGGTATTCGTATGGATATGACGAGTACACGATAGAAGTACTGGATTTCGAGTACAAGAGCACGGACGAGGTGTTTTTTGAGGATAAAGAGACTCGATTTGGAAATCGTGGATTTTATTACAAGGGCTACTCATACAAAGAGCCTAAGAGTTCTGTGTACGAGAGAAAGCCCAGCTCAATGAATATTGAAACCCTTTGGGGTGGAAAGTACATCGTTGGAACAGATAAGTTGTTCGATTATGGAATGAAAACAAATGTACCTAGAAATATACACGACATATCTAGGTGTAGGTTTTCGTTTTCTTTTGCTTCTGTGAATATTCGTGGAATGGTTCCAAAGTCCATGACGGGGCAGGTGATTGGGTTTGCCGATATGCTTCAGATTACACACTTGAAGTTGCAACAGAGCATAGCTAAGGCAAAACCCGATGGGTTGATTATCGACATCGAGGGATTGGAGAATGTTCAGCTAGGAAAGGGTGGCGAGCTTCAGCCTTTAGAGATACAGGATATTTATGAGCAGACGGGTGTTTTTTATTATAGGAGCAAGAATCCAGAGGGTGGTTTCCAAAACCCTCCGATAAGAGAGATAGGAAATTCAATAAGGAACATAAACGAGCTGATTGCATTATATAATCACTACCTCAACATGATAAGGGATAGCACTGGCATCAATGAGGTTATGGATGGTACGTCTCCAAAGGGGGAGCAACTTGTTGGTGTTCGTCAGCAGGCTATTCAGGCTGGGAATAACGCAATTTACGGTGTTGAGGACGCGTCTATGATACTCTACAAGAGAGTGTGTCAGGATGTTGTAAGAGCATTACAAATACTTCCTCCTAAGTCTGTTGTGTATCAGGCTTATGAGAGAGCTGTTGGAAAGACGAATATGAAGGTGGTGAGCAGCTTCAAGGATTTGCCAATGTATAATTTTGGAGTGACAGTGAGGAAAGAGATGGATGACGCTGACAAGGCATATTTAGAGCAGAACATTCAGGTGAGTTTATCTCAGAAGGAGCTTGACATTGAGGATGCTATAAATATTCGCAACCTAAAGGATGTCAACCAAGCCGAGAGGCTTTTGATTGTAAGACGTAAGAAGCGTATGAAGGCTTTGCAAGAGCAAGCGAATGCAAACTCTCAAGCTCAGTCACAAGCAAACGTGGAGAGTATACAGGCAAAGGCTCAGGCAGACGCACAAATGCAGGCTATAAAGAATCAGGGAGACGCACAACTGGAGCAGTTGAAAGCACAATTGGAGGTACAGAAGATGCAGATGAGGCATGAGATGGATAAAGAGATGAAGGCAATGGAGCTTGAAATAGCTAACGCGAAAATGGGGGCTGACCAGAAGTTCAGGGAAAACTTGGAGATGAAGAAGGACGACAGGAAGGATGAGCGGGTCGCAAAGCAGGCTGTAGAACAAAGTAAGCTGATTTCACAAAGACAAGGAAAAAGAGAAGAACTTTCAGAACGTGAGGAAGACATCCTCGATATACTAACCCAAGAATAAAAAGCAAATGGCAACATTAGCAAATCAATCACAAGCAAACCTACAGAGCTTCGGGCA